TACCTGGAGCATGAAGCAAGACTATTTTTGTGTTCAATACTTACCTATACGGAAGATTCTATCAAGTATTTGCACGAGATACTTTCACAGTGCAGAGATTATAATTTCTCTAAATCATCCTCTCACATTAATGACTGGATAAAGAGAAGACAAATGTCAATCGGTGGTAGACCATACACTTGCGAAAGAGCAAACTCAGTTGGTGTTGGATGCGGGGAGTGCTCCTTAGAACAAAGAAATAAGTATGTAAAAGTGAATGGAAGATTTATAGAAACTCAAGAAAAATCTTCGCCATCACCAATTAGATTTGCGTATAGTCCTGCACCAAGAAAGGAGGAACATGAGTAACGAAGATGATGCAGTAGGCGTTTGTACAGAATGTGGTAATCAGCAGCCTGATAAGTATATGTACAATAGCGTCTTTGCCCAAGAGGGCCACTCAGCTGTTTGTAAATACTGTGGCGGAACAGTAACAGTATGTTATAGAAGTGAAGTACAAAATGTATTAAAAGCCATTAAAAGAAGAAGAGGATTAGGTTGAAAAACTGGACCAACTTACACAACCATACTGTGTTCTCTATGCTGGATGGGCACGGTAGTGTAGAACAATATCTAGAAAGAGCTAAGTCATTGGGAATGACTGGATTAGCTACTACTGATCACGGGAATATACATTCGTGGTTAGACTTTTACGATGCTGGAAAGGCTGCAGGAGTAAAACCAATTCTTGGTTCAGAATTTTATCAGGCTAGAAAAAGTAGATTTGATAGAGACGAAGAGGAAAGATCAGGCCCCTCAAAAAATGAGTGGGAACAAAGAGGTCCGTATCATATAACTATATTAGCTAAAAATAATATTGGGTATCACAATATTATTAAGATGTCATCCAGAGCGTTTACTGAAGGCTATTATGTTAAACCTAGAATAGATCACGATCTAATATCACAACATTCAGATGGGATAATAGTCCTATCAGGATGTCTTAATGGAGAAGTGTCTCAAGCCCTATTAAGAAAAGACTACAGCACAGCCTTAAAGCACGCTACCTCAATGCAAGAAATCGTAGGTGCAGAGAATTACTTTATAGAGATTCAAAATCATGGTATTCAAGAACAGCTCACTATCATACCTGATCTAATTAAATTAGCTAATCACATTGGAGCAAAGGTTGTTCCATCAGGGGACTGTCACTACGTTCATCAGCACGATGCAAACGCCCATGACATAATGCTTTGTGTAGCAACTAACTCAAATATACATACGCCTAATAGGTTTTCTTTTTCTGGCGACCAGTTTTATTTACAGTCATACGATGAAATGGCCTCTATTTTTTCTGATGAACTTCTTAAGAATACCATGCATGTAAACGACATGATTGAAGTTAATTTAGAATTTGGAGAAATGCATTTTCCAAATTTCCCGATACCAACAATGGAAGATTCAACGACATACTTTGAAAGACTTGCCTGGGAAGGCCTAAAGAAGAAGTATGGAGATCCGCTGCCTAATCATATATTAGATAGAGCTAATCATGAGCTACGAGTCGTTAAGGAGATGGGCTTTCCTGAATACTTTTTAGTTGTATCTGATCTAGTTAGGTGGGCTAAGGAGAATGATATCAGAGTAGGTTGGGGTAGAGGTTCTGCTGCAGGAAGCGTTCTGTCTTACGCTTTTGATATTACCAATCTTGATCCGATTAGATTTGGTTTGATGTTTGAAAGATTTTTAGTAGAAGGAAGAAAGTCCATGCCGGACATCGACCTCGACTTTGATGACAGACACAGAGATAGAGTTATTGAATACGCAAGAAATAAATATGGAGAAGATCATGTTGCACATATCTGTACATTTAATAGGACTGGAGCAAGACAATCCATCAGAGATGCTGCGAGAGCTTTAGGTCATGAATTCATTGTTGGAGATAGAGTAGCAAAGCTTGTTCCGCCACCAGTGCTTGGTGTATCAAAATCTTTATCAGAGTGTATGGAAGTTGCAGAGTTTAAAAAAGAATACTCTAGCAATGAAGAATCAAAGACTATAGTCGAAACAGCATTTGGACTAGAGGGTTTAGTCAGACAAACTGGGATACATGCTGCAGGAGTAGTTATATCAAAAGGTGCATTAACAGACTATCTTCCCATAATGAAAAAGGGAGTGGATAGCCCAGTTGTCACACAGTGGGACATGGGCAGAGTTGAGCAGTGTGGACTACTAAAGATTGACTTCTTGGGATTGAGAAACCTTGGAGTTATAGACCAATGTGTAAAGATAGTTAAAAAGAGTAGGGGCGTAAATATAGACATAGAGTCCATACCCCTAGACGATAAGAAGACATACGAAGAACTTGGCAAGGGCAACGCCATAGGTGTGTTTCAGCTTGAATCATCTGGTATGAGAGAGTTGATGGTTCAACTGCAGCCACAAAACATAGAAGACATAATGGCACTCATATCACTATACAGACCTGGGCCAATGGGATCTGGGATGGACAAGCTTTTTATAGATAGAAAGCATAATAGATCTAAGGTTCAATACGATCACGAAAAATTAGAAAAAGTACTAGGACCATCATTGGGTATCATGCTGTATCAGGAAGATGTTCTTGGTGTGGCTAGAGAGCTAGCTGGCTTTAGCTCTGCAGAAGCAGATGATTTGCGTAAAGCTATTGGTAAAAAACAAATGGATAAGATCTCTTTATTTAGAAGAAAGTTTGTTGAAGGATGTGTAGCTGTGTCTTCTCTACCAGAAGACAAGGCTAATAAAATATATTCGGACATTGAATACTTTGGTGGATATGGATTTAACAGAGCACATGCTGCTAGTTATGCGATGATCTCCTATATTACAGCTTACTTAAAGACAAATTATACGGTAGAATACATGGCTGCTTTAATGAGCTCTGTAGTTGGAAATAAAGAAAAGCAGTCCTTATATCTGGCAGATTGTAGAAAAAGAAACATAAAGGTTCTTCCACCTTCTATAAATAGATCTACAGAAGAGTTTGGAGTCATAGATGAACATACTATTATCTTTGGTTTGGCAGCCATTAATGGCATAGGCTATGCAGTTTCAGAAGCTATTTTATCCAATAGGAACGAAGATAAACCTTATGATTCAATGCATGACTTTTTTAGAAGAACTAATCCAGCGGTATTAAAGAAGGGGACACTTGAGCACCTCACTAAGGCTGGAGCCTTTGATGAGCTGATAGATAGCGTTTTAGATGATGACTTCGGAAGAAGAACTGAACTATCTATTCTTGAAAAAGAAAAAGATGAACTTGGATTATACATATCTAAGAATCCGGTAGATGGAATTTGGGATCTTCTTTCTGAAAATATTTCACATGAAATTATTGAGATAACAGAACTGCCTGCGTCCTCTAGAGTTTCTATAGCTGGAATAATTTCTGGTTATAAAAAGCTTGTGACAAAAAAGGGTGCGAAGATGTACAAGTTTAATATACAAGACATCTCCTCTGATATAGAAGTGCTGGTATTCCCAAGAGAATCTAAAAATTATTCTGATGAATACTTTAGCGATGGAGAAGTTATTAACATAATAGGTTCCATCAATAAAGATGGAGACGAAGAAAACGCAGTCAGTAAAATAGTTTTAAATTCATGTGACAAACTAGATCTTTCAAATTTTGCTGGTGGAAAACCAATCTATCTCAAAATAAATGGTGGTCTTAAGCAATCAGATATAAATAAATTATATGATATAATTAATGAGTCAAATGGAGGATCATATGTATTTCTCCAATGTAAAGAAGATAATAAAACTATTAACTTAAAGTTTAATAAAACTACTTCTATAAAACAAAAAGAAAAATTAGAAGAGATACTAAAGGAGATTATGTGACTATAAAGGGAACTTATAAGAATCCAACAGAAAATCTATGCTGGACATTCTGCTCCTCTTGCAATAGATGTCAGGACAAGGGTAGATACACAAAGTGTAGATCATGCTCAGGTAGATATGACCCAGACGGCACAACTGATCCTGATCCTGACGATTTTTGCGACTGCAAAAATGGAAATTTAAGATGGAAAACTAAGCAGGGCAGACTTATAATGACTAGGTTTAAAACAAACCCCTTTAAAGGGAAGGTCACCTATGAAAAGAAGTCTGAAGACGAAAGAGACTGGGACTCTTACGTAAAAGATATGAGAGAAAAAATGGGAGATCCAAGTTGGAACCCTATAACAATAGTAGATGAGGATTAATTATGGAAACTACAGGAAGAATTACTAGAAACAACGTAAGCATATCTGAATACGGTGAAGGAATTCATCAGTATGAGGATAAATTCTTTATCAAATGTGGTGTAGCCGGTATTTTTGCAAGCAAAAAAGAACTTGAAGACTTATATCTTATTTTGAATTACTATTTAAATATAGAGAAATTTGCTGAGTGCGAAGTAAAAGTAGGAGATCAAGATGTGGCCATACATTGAGGATGACTTTATGGAGATAGGTGACTCCGGTTGGGTATCGATTGGTGAAGGCTTATTTAGAAACATTAAAACTGGGCACACAATAGATGAAACCGGAATAGAGTATGACAAGAATGGCAACATAATAACCTATCCAGAAGACGAAAGATAAAAGTGAATCTAACAATTAAAAAAATAAGTGACTTAGATTCTTTTCAAAAATTAACTCTTTCTGAATTTAGCTATTCAAGGATCGACACATATGAGATGTGTCCTTCTAAGTATTTCTATTCTTATATTAAAAAAGAGCCAAGACAATTTAATTCTCCTGCTGTTCTTGGAAATATAATACATTCTGTATTAGAGAATACAGTTTCTTCAGAAGCACCACTTTCATTAGACGAAATGAAGATGAAATATGAAGAGCATAAAGTTTATTATGATCCAACTAACATTATATCTAAGGATCTAATAGATGTTGGGGACCTGTTGTTGGAGGAATTCTACGACCAAAACCAAGATAGAGTATTCAATGTATATGGAAAAGAAATAGGTTTTAATTTTATTATAGGAAACTATTCTATAATAGGCTTCATAGATAGAATAGACGTACTTGGAGACTCTGTGCACATAGTGGATTATAAGACTGGCAAGAGAGAAGTAGCCCTTAAAAATGTGTCTACCAATTTGCAGATGGGGATCTATGCCCTGGCTGCATCAGTCATGTTCCCTGGTAAAGAAATCACAGCATCCCTACACTACCTCAGAACCAACAAGCTGAAGTCTCATACCTATTCTGATGAAGATCTGCTAGAGATCAAGAAGACCCTCGTAGAGAGAATAAACGTTATAGTGCAGGACAACAATTTCTTGCCTACTACAAACGAAAGAGTATGCTCCTTCTGCGACCACTCCCAGAGTGGGGCCTGTGGGGTAGGAGCTTTAAGATTAAAGAAGTTCAGAAGATACACATAAAAAAACCCCCGTACATTTCTGTACGGGGGTTTTTCCTTTATATACTATTAATTAAAATTGATCCACAGGGTCTAGCTGTGATGAGGTAATGAGGTCGAAGTCTGACTCAACGACGATCTTTACTGCCTCGTTGTGGTCGAAGCCAAGAACTGTAAGGTCCTCGATAACTGACTCGTTGATTGACTGGCTCATGCTATTGATAATTGTGTTTAAT